GCAAGTGGATTCCGAGACCTCCTAGCTCTGGAGGAAGATACGTCAGCGGGTTCGTTATTACTTTCCATTCCATCCATGATGGCATTAAAGCCCTAACGTAACACGCTTGCATGTTTATAAAAGACTGAAGTCTTGAGCAAAATCTTGCCATTCCTTCGTCTTCCTTAAACTTCGAAAGACCGATAGTTTCTTTCGCGTACTGGATGTCCTTGTACATCTGTAGCGATTTGCCGACTAACGGATCTGGTTTATCAAAGTTTTCTTTTCCCCCCATTTTCTGAAATTGGGTTAAAAGTCTAACTTTGGGTGTATCGATTTGTATGAATTTCGAAGGCTTTCCCTCTTTGAGGGATTTCGCCTTAGAAACAGCACTTTTGTGCGGCAACATGCCATATAGCTGGCAGTAGCTAACATACGTATCGTTTATATTGTATTTGTCCCAGGAAATACTATAACTCATGGATTCCATGATTTTAGGTATTCTCTTGAGATCATCTTCTGGACCAATTCCAAGATGGTCATCTCCTGCGCATGCGTAGGCTTTGACCTTACTGAAATGTCTAATCTTTGATGGAGATCGAATTAATCTAAAGTCTCTAACGTCGTTAGAGGGAGACTTCACTGAAGCCTTCCACGCGCCGTAGCTACTCATGGTTAGTACGATCTTTGTGAGTGGATCACCCATCATTATACCTCTATAGTTTGAGAACCAAAACGTATTTCCGTCAAGGATTCCGTCAAGTTTTCCCTCTACTATGGATTTTGATACAGCTCTCTTTTCTTTGCCTTTTACTGTCACCGACAGTCTTTTGGGCGTTGTTAAAAGAGCAGCTGCTTTCTTTAAATAATCTCTTTCACCGGGGCCAATGGCCCTTTGTGAAGCGAGTTCATTAATCATGCCGTTTAGCAAGCCGAAACCTGTTTCGTGCGCCGCTCTATCTGTAGCGGAATCCATATCGGAAGTCGATATTAGATCTGTTAACGACATTTCTCCAGAGTATTCCTGAGAGAATCTATACAATCCGTTAGATTCGCTCAGTCCTACTCTGCACGCTGGTAGGGCTTCAAGGAAGCCTCTCAACGTATGAGCTGCGGGAGATAAGAAAACGTTCAGCCATGTGGATCCACATGTTACTGGACGTATCTTAAGTCCGGGTTCTTTTACTATCGAAACTTTCCCCATGGGGTAAGTAGATGGTAGATTTAAATTATAGGTTGACATAAACTTTTCGTATTCGGCAGTTGCCCATTCGAATAGTAATGTTCCTAACCTAGTATCTGCACCTAGAGCGAACGCCTGCGTTCCTTCAGGTAGATAACCAGGAGTTATTACTTCACCAAATACACCCCCAAGCGGGGTGTCTAGGTAAGCAATTTTCCAAGTTTCCAGTTGACCATATTCATCCTTTGCCACCGGCTTGCCGTGGCGGTCATGATATAGCCCTTCTGTTAATTTGAAGTTTTCTGAAATCGGATTTTCCAAGAATTTCTTGAATTCTCCGTCCGTGTAAGTGTTCCACTTACCACCTTCAGATCTTCCGTTTTCCAATGAGCTCGATGAAGAAAGACTACAATGATAGTCTTTCTTCCTCGATGCTACTTCGGAAAATTTTGTCTGGGTACGATCGGCTTCCATTTGCATATTTATACAAATGTCTTGTCCAATCATCTTACCCACTTCTTCGCAACCTAAGAGCAGATCTCTTTCCCAGACAATGTCTGATTCTTGATGACCCGCATCCCATTGGTTACGTGGAATCCATTGCTGTCTTACAGGGATACTTTCCTTGACCGTATACGGTCTCGAAAGTCCTTCCAAGTATTTGACGAGCTTTTCAATCGATGAATTTCTGTCTGGTAAAGGTAAAATTCTTGTCTGTGACAAGATACTATTATACCAGAAGATGTCCATCTTTTCATAACTACCCTCCTCCTTCATACGGTTGATCATGGTATTCATAATACCATAGATCCTTTCCTGCAGGGGGTTTTCGGGTTCTTTTAGACACTGTTCTACTCGATTTTCCGTCAGGATATTCGTTAGTATTACTGTCGCCTTTTTATAGGCGATCAGTGTACTGTCGGTTTCTCCTTTTCGGTAAATTTCGCCGAACAAAGTTCTCATTAATAAATCGATTAAGTCGAAGTGCTTTCCGAATGCTATAATCCATGATATAGCTATTCCTCTAAGTGCTAAGACTGTCTTTGAGTCTCTCTGCATGCAGATATCTCTTAGAATCGATATAGTACCATGCTGGTTTTCTGATTCGCCGTAACGATTTCGGAAGGCCTTTATGATAATATGTTTGCGGGATTTATAGAATTCCTTAAGTGAAATATATTTCTTCTTAGGGTTCTGGAACCTGCAAAGTGACAATCCTACCAGCTCCTTGAGTATGGAGGTTGCACTTTTAAAATCTATTGGCAATGTGTCGGTACTCCTGAGTACTGCCGCATTCAATGGCACAATCGATGACATAGTCATCAACTCTGACGCTTTTGAACTTGGTTGGCAC